CAATCTGCTGCCCTTTGTAAAGTAAAATTTCTTAGTCCGGGGTTTACAGCCATTAGCTAACAGGTTTTAATTCTGTCTCTGAGGCTCTTGTGGGTTCAACCTCAGTAACAGGTGGTTCAATTTTATTATAAGCTGCTATTTCGCCATTTATAGTATCTACTTGACTTTTTATTTGTGATTTTTCAACTAAAATTTGTTGTTCAGCTTTTTCAAGTTCTTGAAATCTTTTTACAAGTTCTTCACCCCTTGATTGAGCTTCACTTCTTAATTCAGAAATAGTAGACATAGATAATAATTTATATGTTCTCCATTATATCAATTCCCTACTATTATGCTACAGGTATAAGTGCAAACTTAAATTTTTTACCTGTTCTGTGATTAAGAAGATACAAGTCTTCATGTCCTTCTTGTATTGTGTAATCTCCCCAAGTCCCATCTACATCATTTTGCTTACCTTTATTAGACATATTAAGGTCATTAATATATAAGTTTCGCCAAGGACTGCCTGATGTACCTAAATCTACTTGTGAGCCGGGAACTGCATGACCATAAAATATAACTTGAGTATTATCAACATTCACAACTTCTACATTATTAGCCCATAATTCTAGTTGACCATCTCCGTTTTGAGCTATACCAGTATCGTTGTCACCCATAGCTATAGCAGCATTTCTGTTAACTAAAGTACCGCCCGGAGTAGTTCCAAGTCCTATTTTTCTACCACTAAAGTTTATAATTCCAGAACAAGTATCGTTAGCATCTGAACGTAAAAACGAGCCAGAATCAATACCGTCTAAAGTTGTAGCATTTACGTTAGTAACACTAGCTCCATTTCCACTAAAGCTTGTTGCAGTTACAGAACCAGAAAATACAGCATTGTAACTTCCATCAATAGCAAGTGCAGTATTTGCACCAACTGCCGACCATGACTTACCAATTTTAAATTTATCACTATCTGAATTATCTAAACCAACGTGCCAACCAACTACACCACTAATATCAAAAGATACGAATGGATCGCCTCCAGAAGCACCATTTGTTCTTACAGCAAGAACAGCATGGGCTGATGAAGTTGCACTACTATAAATATAACCACCAGCAATATTATTATTACTTGGGTCAGTGTATGAATTAGTAGCACTTTGAACGTATAGTTTTACTGATGGAGAACCACCAACACCAAATCCATTGTTGTTTATAAAAGCTAATCCCTCGCCAGCTTCTGTTCTAAATTGGAGATTATCAGCGTCAAAATGTAAAGCATCATTATCGCCACGGATATATTGATTACCCTCTGAATTTTGAAATCTTATATAATTTGAATTTGCACTTGTAGTGTAAAAATGCAAATTAGCAGTAGGATTATTAAAATTACCAATTCCAACATTACCACCGCTATCAATACACATTCTTGTAGTATTTGTTGTTTCAAAAAGAATATCTGCTGCTTCAAGAGTCTCAATTATTAAATCACCAGTTCCATGATGCGATATTAAGCTAGGGGTATTCGCACCAGTATTCATACGCATTATTCTGAAACCATAATCTGTATATGTATCGTCACTCACTAAATCAACAAAAGCGAATCTATTTCCTGACCCACCTTTGCCTACTTCTAAAGCAGAAGATCCTGTACCATTTTGTAATCTAAAATCCCCAGTAATATCAAGGGTATAAGCAGGGTCAACTGTGCCTATTCCAACCTGACCGTTACTCTCTATAGTTAATCTATCTTGACTGTTTGTAGTAAATCTAACCTCATTAGCTGCTGGTAAATATAAACCGTTTGCTGGTTTTGTTGAACCTGTTACGTTAATTCTTGCTGCCTGTACTTGAGCAGTCGATGAAAGATTGCCATTTATTGTTGCACTTGTCCCAGTTATAGATCCTGTTTCTAAATTTACGAACTTGTGAGTTCCACTATTACCTTCTAATCTTTCAAAAGCATTGTTAGCTGCATTACGTCTTTCAAAATAACCGTTAGATGCGTTCCATCTAATTGCTCTTACAGGATATGTTCCAGTATGTGTTGTGCCATCAGAAAATAAAGATGAAATTGTATTGTCTCTTGCTTTTAACTCAGTAATAAAGTTTGTATATGTACTTGTTAATTCTGGTTTGTTAAAATTTGCCATGTTTAAACACCTCTTACAGTAAAGTCTACTGTATTTGTGCCTGTTGGAGCATTTCCATCTTCATCAAATAAAAATATTTTAAAACCATTTTGTGGATTAGCTGTATCAACAAAGTCATAGATAGCAAATTTAGCTGTTGCACTAGAACCTCTTATTTGTAAAGATATTGAATCTACATCGAGAAAAGCTTTGTTTGGATTACCATCAAAAAAATTAACTTGTTTACCAGAAGTTGCTTCACTAGCTGTAACAGTAACACTACCTTGATCTGTTTGTTGTTTCAAAAATAATTTTTGACTAATATTATCAACCTTTATTAAATCATTATTACCCGATGCTGACAATGTGAAAATTACTTTTACATATCTAAAATTTAAACCTAAAACATTTGATTGACCTGCATCTAAATTTGTAAAAGAAGAACCATCTAAACTTGTTGAAATTTGTGGAGTTATAGTAACTCCTTCTCCAATAGTTTCAACAACATTCATATCTACTTGTATTCTACTAGCTGGAATTGTTGCTCCAAAATCTGTAATTTCTTGAAAAGAACCACTATTTTCTGAAGGTAAAGCATATGGTTGATTTGCTCCAAAAGACCCGAAGTTAGGATATTGAGGACTAGCTTGAGAGCCATTACCTATAAAATGATTTTGAAATGTTCTTGAGCTATCTAAACAGAAAAATATTGCATTATTATCAATAAATCCATTAGTAAATGTTGCTGGTGATGAGAATGAAATATTGCCTGTAGTTTGCCTACTTCCAACTACTTGAAATTGAAATGTACTTTGTGTAACTTGTGAGATTGCATATATTTTACCATCATCAGAAGTTCCATTTGCCCCACCACTTGTAAAGTTAATATTTAACTGTTGATTATTGGACAACCCATGATCTACTTTTGTAACAGTCACTATTAAACCAGCACCAGTATTCGTATCGTTAGACTGAGAATATGTAGCCGTTACTGTTCCAGAAATTAAAGCACTATTTCTTTCTGCATTTAAAACAAAATCTGGTGGCTCATCTACTATCGCTGTAATACTACCTCCGTCAAGTGCTTCAATTTTTGCACTATTTACAGCAGTAACGATATAAGTAAACGTACCACCAACCTGTTCAAAAACTGTAGTAAATCCACCTTGTTTTGCTCCGATCAGATTACCAGCAGTTTTACTTGTTCTATAAATGTTGTAATAAATTATTGGAAGGTCAGAATTAGGTTCTTGCCATCTCAGCAATACGTTATTATCAACCACTTCAGCTTCTATTGTTGAAATGTTATCAGGTGGATTTGCAGTAATAGTTACATCGTTTAAAGCACCTTCATTGCCGTTAATATCTAAAGCTCTTACATAATAAGTTTTTTGTGTTTGTACAACACCGGCTATTTCATCTTTAATCCATTTCTCAGTTAATTGTGTACCATTCTGCTGTGCTACTAATACTGATTGTGCAAATGACTGTGTTCCTTTTGATCTATAAATTTTGTAATCTGCAATAGGCAATCCGTTAGATGTTTTTGTTACAGGTGTCCATGATATTTTTGCACTTTCATCCACTAGCACTCCTGTTAAACCTGTAGGGGCTGGTGGCAAATCAAAACTTACATCTGGGTAGTTTTGAATACCTGTACGACCAAAAGTTTGTATATCCCCATTACTGTTAACAGCAGCTACCCAAAATCTTTGACTACTGTTCCATGTAACATCAAGTAAAAAACTTGTAGAACTTACACGAGTTATAAATGTTGCTTGACCAGCATCAGTAATGTTAGTTGCACTTTGTTTTATTTCATATTCTTTTATCTTTGTACTGCCGACAGAGGGTGCTGACCAAAATAACTTTAGCTGACTATTTTCATATTGATATTGTATATTTGGTGCGCCAGCGAGTACAAAATTTATTGTCAAAGCTAAAGCTGTTCCTTCATTACCAGCAATATCAACTGCTCTTATATTAAAAGTTTGATTACTACTAAAAGTAACAGGTAATTGGAAGGTAGTAGATTTTGATCTTCCTAGTAAGTTTGAAGTACTTATAGCTCCTTGATATATTTCATACTCTTCTATCGCATAGCTACCAGAAGCTGGAGCATCCCATTTTAAAATTAAGTTATCATCACTAAAAGTACCTGATCCATTTCGTGGGGCAGATGGTGCTGTTATTGTTAAAGATATTTGTTGTGCATTAACTGATTGATTTCCATCAGCATCAAAAGCTTTTATAGAAAATATTTGTGATGTTGTTCCGGGTGGAATTGTACCAACTTTAAATGTTGTACCTTTAATCTTTCCTAATGATGTGCCTGTAGACCATGACCCCGACTTTATTTCATATTGCTCTATATCTAAATCAGCAAAACTTGGAGGTGTCGGAGTAGCAGCAGTCCAATTCAAAACAATTCCAATGTGAGGGTCTATTGTTCCGCTAAAACCTGTTACATCACTTGGAGGTGCAGATTTGCCGACTGCTTTAAGGAAATATTCTCCAGTGGTTGTATCTTGACCGTTTAAATAAGATTGTGTTTTTGTTGTTAAAGCAGTAGAAGATCTTACACCTGCTGCATTTACACTTCTCACTTCAAAATCAAACCTTGATTCATTATTAGTAGAATCAATAATTACATCTGAAATTTCAAAATCACTTCCATTAACAACAACTGTTTTAACATTGCCACTGTCTTGTCTATATTTCACTTCATACCTGTTAACACCTAAAACAGGCTGCCATCCAACAATTATTTTTATTCTTATCGTATCTTTAAATCTATATAACTGTTCTATTGGATATTTAGTAGTTGATCCATCAGGATTTCCTCTTTCAGCAAATCTTGCTGGAGGTGCTGGTATTTCATTTAAGTTTGTAAAATCTCTAAAACTTAAAGTTTCTAATTGTTCTGCAAAATCATATTTACTTTCATTATGAGTTACTCCTGTTATTGAATATTGAAAATCATCTTTTTCTTCTACAGATATAACTTTAAATTTTTGTGTTTCTATGTTTTCAGCACTTGTTCCCTGCGTAGTTTCCAATATCCATATTGAGTTTAAATTTGGGGCAACTGTTTGTGTGGTTAGCACATAATCTTCCTCATTAAAATTATAAGAAGTATTAGTTGTAGACAAGAAATAATTATCAGTATTATTGTTACTATCTTGTATTTTTTGTACAAAGTTACCAACAATGGTAATTGTATTGCCAGAAATACTTGCAACTGTATTTGTAGAAACAGTGCCATTCGGCATGATTACATGAAGAGTTCTTGTGTATGAAACAGTATCGTTAGGTAAATCAGTTATAGAAGTATCATCTATAGTTATTTGATTTGTACCATTTACACCCATTATCCTCCCTGCTCTCCTTACTCCAGCCCTTACAGGATCTGCTATCTCAATAATTTGGCCGGGTCTGCATAATGCTGCTGCTTCCAAGGTAGTTGTAAACGCAACTGTTTCAGTCTCATTTGCTAGTGAATAAAGCAACCATCGCCCAAGTCTTCTTGCTTGATAGCGTGATGTAACTCCAAATGCGTCAATGTTTTTTGTATTTACTCCATACTTAGCTATAGCTGCTTCGTCAAGAACCTCCTCATAGGCTGTATCTCTAAGAGTTAAATCTAAATATTTTACAACTGCGACAGTTGTTCTTGTTTTAACTGATGACGAAGAATATTGAAATCCATCAGGCAGTACATTTGCTAATGTAAATAAAAAAGAAGTATCTTGTCCTTTGCGATCTTGTATAAGAGATAATTTACCGGCAGTGTACATAGCCATACCTCTAAATACTGAACACAAATTATTAATTACTTTAAAAGCGTCTTCTCTTTTGTTAATTACTACATTTAATGAAAATCTAGGTTCTGTTATTGTCGTTTCTGTTCCATCATTCAATCTTGATTTAAAAGTAACTAATTCTGAACAATATTGACTTGTAGAATAAAAAGAATAAATATCTAAGTTAGAAGCTACACCTGTAGAAAAATTAGCTTTTTCTGCGTCAGTCAATATCTCATCTCCTAACCCGAACCTTCGTGAAACTAATAAATCGTATAAGCACCAAGCTGGATCTGTAGTCCATTTTGCTGCTTGTAGTACACCATTGAAGACATAGTTGTCGTCATAAATTATTCTGCCATTATTAGGATCTACATTTACATTGCCTGATGAGTTAGATGCTGGGATTCTTACTTTTGTACCTCTTATACGAAAAGCTCTTTTAGGAATACTTGAAAATTGTTCAGCATCAACCCTAAGACCAACTAAAGCACAGTTTGGATAATTAAATATTTGTAAAACCGCAACTGAGCCTGACGTAATAGTTTGAGACACACTTGTTCCAACCCTAAATACATCTCTACTAACAATTTGCGTGACTTGAGTAGCATTAATATTATTGGTAGGTTTTGATGGTGTACCACTGTTAAAAGTTAACTTAACAGAATCGCCAACTATTAAATTATGAAAAGGCGCATTAATTTCTATAACTTGTCCAGATTGACTATATGTTGCATTTTGATTACGAAAGCCAAACTTTATTTCTTGAAAACTTACTACTCTAAAAGTGCTTTGATGGCTAATAAGATCTAAATCATCTAAATTTAAACTTGAATCATCATCCGTAGTTCTTTTAACTCTAAAAGTAACAGGAAATGTATTGCCAGTTAATTGAAAGGTATGTTGATCTTGGTATAAATCAGGTGTCCTACCTTTGACTTCTCTTCCAACAACATTTCCATCCTCATCAGTATCATTAAACCCACCTAAAAAAGCAAAAGCACCACTGCCCTGCTGCTTTTCTATTGTGTACCTAAAAGATGTACCTTGCGTGTCTCCATTTTTTTTTATCTTTTGCAATACTGGAACACCAATAGTAAGAGTTACAGCATCAACACTTGTATCTGTTATTTGAAAAGTTACACCAGTACCACTTTTATTAACATCTGAATTAACAGCAGTTGGAGATGAAGCCTCAGTTTCAAAACCCGGAACTACATTTTGACTTGCAGTACCACCTCTAACGTGTAAAGTAACATCATCAAAATTTAATGAACCATCAGAGTTCATTACTGGTGTATCGTTTAAAAATACAGATCTTTGCCAAGCATTAGCATTTGGCACGTTGTTGTGATTATATAAACCTTCTATTTCACCTTCTGATATTACGTCAATAATTTTTGCGTGTGATCTACTATCTAAAGAATCTGGATCGGTTTTAGAAGAGTTACCTCCACCTTTACCGCCTCCACCAGAACCTGCAATAAAATTCTGTTCAGTCATTTAGGTAGTCTCCGAATCTTCAGTTACGACACGAGCAGACACAGGAATACTTCCAGTTATTACATCTCCATATATTACAGGAATTGCAGTTCCAGCTCTTGCAGTGTTTTGAATCCCACTAAAACTAAACGAGTTTCTGGGATCTCCCTCGCTGTCATCAACTTCTGGTGTTGGTGTAAGCAGACCAGCTATCCCACTTAAAACTAAAACTATACCTAACTTACCAGCAAGTGCAGTCCAACTAATACCACCACCTTCTAACAAGATAGGAGCTTTTAAAAATTCTCCAAAAGTCATTGCCCCTGAGAATCCTCCAGCAAAAGCAAACCCAAGTCCTATCAATGCAATACCAGCTAATATTTTTCCAATATTTCCAGAACCAGCAACAACAGGTATTATTTTTATTTCATCGTAACCAGCAGGGTATAAAATCTCTTCATAATCTAAAGGTGTATTAGCAAGTTTTACTTGATAAAACTGCTCAGACATATGTTTATCTAGCCCTTTAAAATTAACTGCTAAAAATCTAATAGCTTCAGCCGGTGTATTAGCAACAGCTTCAAATTCATTTTGACCACCGCAAAATTCTGCTAAGTTTCCATATAGTTTTATCTTACGCAGCATATCGCAACCTCATACCAGTAGCTTTCATAAGCCATTCCCCATAAAAGTCTTTTGAACTTAGTCTACCTTGAATATGATGAAGCACCATTTGTTTGCCAAGATATACTCCTACATGATTTAAACCTGTGCTGTTAAGAGAAAACAAGAGGCTATCGCCTTCTTGTAATGCTTCTTCATTGCCAAGCTGTCTAAATCCAGTATCTTCAAAACATTTATCAAAGTATGGATTTTCTCTAAATTCTTCTGGGTCATTAGGTCTTTTCCAATCTCTAAGAATAATACCTTTACTTTCATAATAATCTTTTGTTAATGTCCAACAATCATGTACTCCCCAAACCCATTTCCTACCTATAAGAGAAGCTTTGTATCCAGAAGGCGCAAAGTCATGCCATGTATTAACTCCAACTCCATATATATACCAAGGTAATTTGGTAAGTTCACAGGCAGCTTTGTCCGCTTCACTTGGTAGTGGAGATTGATAAGGATGTGAGTGAAATATTGACATTATCGTTCCGCTATCTTCAGCTTTTGCCCAATCTTCTGGATCAATAATAAAATGATCTAATGGATTTATTGCAACATTCTTGCAAGGCATATATTTTTCTTTGCCTTTAATACAAACAACTAAACCACAGACTTCACTAGGAAACTCATCCTTTGCGTGTTCTTCTGCTTTAGTTTTCCAATCAAGCATGGAACGATCCAATACCGGGAAATATGCTTGGAAGTGCCTGTCTTTTGGGGATTTTTACATTTGATAAATCAAAGATTGCTGCAAGCTCAAACTCTACAACTTGCCTGTTTTCTAATGATTTACGATCAATATAATAGACATCATCTGGAAACCTTATTGAGGCATTTGCATCAGGATTAGAATAATTTGAAATTGTTATATTATTTCCCATACCATTCCCATGAACAGTGCAATAATACTTTAATGATGAAGGAGCATTTGCTGGAACTGTAATAGTAGTTCTAGCTCCTTGTGAACCTGCTGTACCAACTGTTGAAACACCTGCGGTATAGGGTGTGTCATTAGTTTGCCTAAAAGCTATAGGATGACCAGCGTTAGAGTAATCATGTTGATAAAAAATATATGTACCGCCTTTAACTAAAGTAAGCGTAGGATTTGTAACCCCATTCAAAGCAAACTTGTTACCACCGCTATTAACTACTGTTACGTTATAAGTAGTAGTGCCAGCACTAAAATTTGTTGAATCTAAAAACTTAGCTAATGTTCTTATTCTTGTAACTTTTGCTCCAATTAAATTGTTAAATGGAGTAACAGAGTTAACACTTGCTAAAATCGCACTAACTGTACTAAATAAATTACTAACTCTTAAAGTAGGTCTTGGTAACTGCTGATCTTTACCACCTTTATAATCAAAACCTTCAGCTTCTATTGGTAGAGCAGAATATGTTACACCATCTAAAACTAACTCACCAATCGAATTAGTAGCCACTCCAGAGTGCCATCTATAAATAGTTGTAGCACCATGCAAATTTTGCGATAATTGCAATTCAAATAATTCAATAATCGCACTAGGATCTGTTTTTTGTAATTCAGATATAAGTACACTCATATTTCAAACACCTCTATAAATTCCAGATTAATGTCGTTTAGATTATATGCAACCTTTGTGACATTGATTTTCTGACAAAGCCATTTTCCTGTTAATCCATATGGAGGTGTCCAATCAAATGCTTTTTGACCGTTGTTACCTCCAGTAGAAGACTCAAAAAAATTTAAAATATTTGTTGTTACAGCATCAGTTCTTTTTTCATAAGGTAAAGTCCATTTTCTTCTTTTAGTATTTAATCCTCGCAAAATACGCTGTTGATAACCATCTCCCAGATTTACAACAGTAACGTCTTGTTGAACTTCAAGTTGAGGACTAAAGCTAGGTGAAACGTCAGATCCTACAGTGTTTGCATCGTAAGTTGCCATTAGTTGTAAAGTAAGCCTCCCGGTCTTTTTTGTTTTACAATTTCAGCTTCTATAGCTACTCCTATTAATCTACCAAATTCTTTTGATCTTGAGTTATCTCCTTGTGCTGCTGTACCGCTTGCATCAACATTAACAACTACGTTACCCATGCCTCCAGAAGCTTCAACTCCAAGTTTTCCATTGCTATGTCTTTTTAAAGGCATAATTGCTTCTGCGCCAGCTTCTCCCATAAGCCCCATTCCGTTAGCCATTGGGAATAATGTGGGTTTATTAACTATGCCTCCATAGGCATAAGGAACAATTTTGTTTTTAGCAAAAACATTACCTTTAGCACTTTTCTTAAGTTCTCCACCATCAACGACACCACCATCAGCTAGACCCGGAAACAAGAAATTAAACAATGGTTTAACTATTAATGCTCTTACCATCATCCTTGTCAAATCAGCAATTACAGCATTAGCAAAATCAGCAAAATTTAATTTTCCTGTAGTCACAAACCTTACTAAGGCATCTTCCATTCCTTTAAAGGCATTAACAACAGCTTGTTCTGCCTGCTCTGCAAACTTAAATGCACTCTGGGCAAACTGTTCTAATGGCATTTGATTTCCATCTAAATTATTATCGAATCCATCGCCTTTAGGTTTTGGAGTTTTTTTGTCAATACCCTCTAACTTCTCAAGTCTTGCAATAGCTGCATCTAATTGACGTTGTAAACTTTGTCTAATTCTATTATTTGTTTCGTTTTCTAACCTTTCAGTGAAGTCCTCTATGTTTGCCTTGGTTTTTTTAATAGCATTTTCAAGGCCAATACCCATGAATCTATTGAAAGCTTCAATAGCATCAGTAATAACTTCAACAATTTTAGTAAAGACTCTTTGAAACTCTGCTCCAATAGGTTGCAAAATACTACCAACTGCAAATTTCAACCTATCCATAGTTGTTCGGAATCTTTGCCCTGCATCAGCAGATGAATTAGCAACCTTTCTTGCTGTTTCTTCAAAATCTTCGTTTAATTTTCCAGTAAACGTCATTATTTGATCTAGACCAACAACGCCATCTCTCAAGTCTTTCTGTAATTTCTGCAAACTACTACCATTAGCTTCTGCAAATTTCACAACCGCACCAGCTAGTCTTTCACCTAACTGACCTTGTAATTCCTCCGCAGATACTTTACCTTTACCAAAAATCTGCGACATGGCTCGTATAGCAGACTGTACGTCTTCTGCGTTACCACCAGTTGCTTTAATAGCATTTGATACACCAGTAAATACTTGTTCTGCATCTTTTATAGTTCCTCCAGAACCTAAAACAGAAGCAGCTAAAGTTGTGAACTGTTTGGTGGATGCGCCTAAAGGTACATTTAATTGTTTAGAAGTTTTTGCAATAACTCCCAAACCATACGCAAAATCATCTTGATCCGCAGTAACACCTTTTAATGCAATTTGAAGCTTTTGTATTTGCGCTGCATATTCTGCTGACTCTGATCCAAATTGCGCTGCTCCTCCTACAGCAGCAATTCCAGCACCGATTGCAGCACCTTGCAATCCACCAACAGCACCAGCTTTAGATATTATTCCAACTCCAGCTTTATTAGCCCCAGCAGCAGCCCCAGCAGCACCTAAACCAGATATTACTGGATTTATTCCTAATGCCTGACCAATATATGCGCCAGAAGCTCCTATAGCTGCTGTAGTACCAGCACCCAACTTCCCACCTAAAAATCCTTTTTGTTTTACTGCTGAGTTTGTAAGAGCATCCATTTTTGCTCTTAACCTATCTACTTCTGCTCCTAGTGTTCTATAAGTTTTAGTGCCGATAGAAGTTTGATTTTGTAAAGCCTTTAAAGCTGCTATTTGTTTATTAAAAGTATTTACACTACGTTCACTACGTTTGTCATATTTAGTTATTGATTTTATAGTTTCTTTTAATTCTAGTGGTGTAAGTTTTAAACTTTTATTTAATTTATTAAAAGTTCCGTCAAGTTTTTTAAGACTTTCAAACCCTTCTATCTTTGCTCCTATTCTGACTATAAAACTATCAGCTTTAGCCACTATTTTTTCTCCTTATTTAATTCTTGCATCGCCACAGATTCCATTAGTTGTAATCCTTCTAGCATTTCAATACGATTATCTACATGATAGAGGTCAAACAGTCCTCCATCAAGTAATAATATCTCGTATTTTAATCCTACTACACCTCCAAAGGTTGTGTTCCATTGTGTTTGACAACGTAAAAACATCATTACAATATCCCAATTCTCATCAAAAACTTCAAAGTCTTCCTTAACCTCTGGTTGCTCCTCGATTTCTACACCAAACGCAGCAGCGTCTTTTTGTGTTTCATCTATAACTTGTTTGCCACCCGAAGCCCAGTATTTAGCAGCATCAGTTAGTTTCCCACTTGTGCATTAGCATAGAATTTTTTAAAAGCATCTAAGACCCCTGCTACAAAATCTGTATCTTCTGCGAAATTTTTTAATTCTGCTTTTGAAAATTGTATTGGTGTGCCATCTTCTTCTGTCAAATTTTCCCAGCCAACTAAAACCTTTTCTAAAGCTTTAAATTCAGTATCTTCTTCAAATGAATTTAACTCAGATCTCGATAGACGCTTAAATTTGCCAATAAACTCACTTGTGTCAAACTCACCAATATTAGTCTCAGATGGTGTTTTAACTTCAACAGGCCAAGAATACACCTTGGTCTTTTTTCTTACAAATGCCATAAATTAAAATATATACTTCTTTACTCTACCTCAGTAGTCAATACTTACTAAGTAAAGATTAAACTCATTTCATCATTTGCTGCACTTGGTACAAGTGTATATGGAATTTCTAACATAGTAACTCCATCAGCCTCACCATAAGTGACATCGCCAATATCTACTTTACTACTTATAAACTGAACTTTGTTCCCTGCCGTTGTTCCATGTAAAAACTGTAAGTTACCTAATGAAGAATCTGTTAAAGCAGCAGCAAAGAAATCTTTAGTTCCAAGTGCTGGTGCTTCGATAGTTACAGAACCATTAGCTGCTCTATCAGTAATTAAAACTTCTTTAGTACCTCCAACAAGTTCTCTATAAACAATTTCGTTTCCAACATCCATTGACATATTCATCAAAGCACCAGAATGTGATAATAATGAAAATCCGCTTGTATTGCCGTTTTTAAATATTAATGGTGTAGCTTGTGCGCCATAGGTAACGCTTGGTAGTGCAGTATCAGTTGGTGCGTTATAAATACCAGTAAAAGTAAAATCTATACTTGGTATTTCGCCAACAGCAGCATTAAGAACAAATGTGCCTCTGCAACCAGTAACGATATGTCTTACACCATCTACGTTGTAGTGAATTGTGACTGAGGTAAAACTTGCTGAAACAGGTGCGTAAGTAACGCTAGTACCCGAACTAACTGTTTCACTAAACCCACAAGCTTTAAGCGCACTTCCGTATCTTGGGGCAGTTCCAGCAGCCCCAGACCCAGCAAGTTCTACTGAAAATGTACACTCAACTTTAGTATTTGCAAGTAGTTGCTCAGATGCTCCTAAGTAAGGTCTGACAACATCTCTGTTTACCACATCACTAGATTGCGGTGTAATTGACAGATCTCTTACAAGAACAACATCTGTTGCTGCTGGAGTTGGATCTGTTCCATAGCTGCTCTCAGCTTCAATTAGAATTACTCTTTTTCTTGTCAGTTGTGCCATCTTTAATTACCTCAGTAGGGGGTTCAGCTTGTGTTGTTTGTTGAACTAGCTTTGCTTTGCCAGTTTTAGGGTTCAGTATGTAAGTACCGCCCTCATTTGGAATTTCATGCTCCATATTAAACAATCAGGGTTGTTAGGGTAACAGATTGATTGTAGATCATGTTGACAAATCGTTATAACTGCTCCTGTAATCTACTTCATACTCACAGGATATTATCCCTGCTGGTTGATCTGCTTCTACAACATCAAAAGTTACTGTGGCTGGTCTTACGTCAATCGCAAGTCCACCTAAAGTTGGATCGCTAACAACTTTAGTATGTAAACTTTCAACTGTTGCATCTGCTGTAGTATCAGGTGTTTGTGATCTAACAACAACAACTATTCTCACTCTTAATGTCCAATCTAGTTTTAAATAAGTTGCACTATTAACAGTAGGTTCGTCTGTGACAAACTCTAAAACCAAAGAAGGAGATTCATCTCTTGTCATTGGCTCTACCCTGCTTCTATAAATGCGAGTTCCTACACCTGTAGTTCCTGTAAGGTTTGTTTTGATTTTTGCTAATATCTGTTCTCTTTTACTAGCCATCTCAAACCTTCATTAATGAAATTACAGATAAAGTACCATCATCTATTTTTCTAGCACTTCTTACCTTGTATTTGACATCGCTGACTTCTAGTTCAGTGTTATATTCTAAAGAACCAAGATCAGAAGTTTTTACTGTTAATTGATAATCAGTAGTTAATACACGATCATCAGCAACAATCTCATCAGGCTGCTCTAAGATTCCTTTGTATATAGCATTGTCATAAAATACATCTTCAGAAAAATCTCCAAAGAATGTATCTATATCCTCTATAAAAGCCATGAGAAAAAAGCCCTCGATTGAGGGCTAACCTTTTAGCTATACTTCTTAACACCAACCAAGTTGATGCTGAAAGTAAATGTTGGTGATGAACCACCGATTGTTTGTACAATCTTCACATAACGCTTAGAAGTGTCTTTGTTTATTACAAGTGTTTGCATTGAAGCAGAACCAGTAACTTGTGTAAAAGTAGCTCCTGAGAGGTCTGTATAAGTACCTCCACTAGCGTCAGACTCAGTTAACTTAATATCTAATGTTGGACTAGAACCGCCACCAGCAGCAGAATCTAGAATTAGCAATACATCTCCATCAAATTCGAGAAGATCTATAGCACTAGATGTAGCTGTACTTGTTACAGCAGCAGTCGCAACACCAGCAGTAATAGTTAATTTGTCTAAGTTTTGCTGTAAAACAGACATTTTAAGATTCCTCCTGTGTAGAAATAAACTCTTCTAATTTGGCAATTAGATCAGTTTTAGTTTGTCTTTTATCGAGTTCTATTCCAAGCTCACGACCATAAGTTTCTAATTGCGCTTTTGTCATTTGAGAAAAGTCAACTTCGTCACTATCGGTAGGCTTTGACTCGTCAACTGGTTCTGTACTGGCAATAGGTGCTTCACAAGCTTCAACAGCTAATTCAGCTTTATCTACTGCTATCAAGTAATTACCAGCTTGCTCTTTAACATCAACGATAGTGCCAGCACTCGTAGGAGTGCCAGCTATCATTGTTGCTCTTAGCAATTTAACCTTCATATTATGTTCCGAAACAGAACGCAGTTGGTTGCTTAACAGCAAAGTCAACATCCTGTAATGCAATGATTCTTACACTACCGCTTGTTGCGTTTGCGTATGGATCTACTGTTAGATCTAAGCCAGACCACATACCGATCACAAACTGTGAGAAGTCTCCGAAGAGTACATCGTTGTTTGCAAGCTGGTTAGAAACAATAGCTGGATAGCCGTTAATTTCGTTGTTCTCAAACACGAAGTTAGCAGTTGATGTACTTGTCTTCTCTGTTGACTTCAATGCACCTCTAGCAGAAGCATTAATTAGGTAGTACATATTAGCCACATCAGCGTTAGCTGCTGCAACGTCTGTCTCCATTCCGATGTACTCAGCAAATGTACCGAATGTAGTAATTGTCTGTGTACCTACACCAGTTGTATCTTTGATACCTAATGGCTCGTTTGAACTACCAGAACCATAAATAGCTGCGTTGTCTAACTTAGTAGCAATAACCTTTGCAATGTCATCTCTAATCATTGTCTCAACGTCTATAGATGACTGAAGTAGCAATCTTCTTGAGTAGTCAACAAAAGCACCGATTGTTTTTGGTGTCATGTTCACTTGGTCGAAGGCTTGCTGACTTTCTGTTGGTGCGCCTGACTCACCCACAAAGTAAGCAGTTGATGTAGATGTCATTCTTGGGATAGACACATTACCAGAAAGTCCGGTCAACATGGTCGGATTCGTTGCCATCACAGCCATTCTCTTTCTAAGAATGTCAATAAATGAGCCTGCCAATAATTCTGTTGGAACTAAGTTACCACCAGCAGTTGCAGTACCTACGTTTAAGTCTCTAGTAGAAGTAGAATTTCTTAGGATTTCGTTAGGAACTAAAATTCCATTTGCTGGCTTCTCATACTTTTTAGAAGCTGCGTCAGATACCTCTCTCTCAAAAGCTGCTGCTTCTTGTGCAGCACGATCTGTTGGGTTTGCTAGTGCGTTTAATGCTCTTAAGAAAGAAAATTGCTTAATTTCTTTTTGGTCTAAGCCAACGTCATTTGTTGTCATGTCAGTAGAACGTATTGGTGTATTAACTGCCTCTGCCTTGTTTTTTACAAGATCGAGGATAGCTGCTTTAGCTTCTGCTGGTGACTTATTAGATTTAATAAGTGAGTCAGTAAGCTCTTCTGCTCCATACTTTCCAAATTCACGACATAATGAAGTGATTGCTGCTGTACGAGCATTGTTTTCATCAATAGCACGTTGAACTTCGGCTTTGATGTCGATCTCAACGGATTTCTCCGCTTCAACCGCAGTTTCTTTAGTTGATTCTTCCATAGTGCGAACCGAGGGTGATGCGGATTCTTCCGCAGAAATAATCTCC